GAACAAACGTAAGCTGGAATTGCTCAAAGAATCCAATAAAAGAAAGCAATTACAAGCTTACAAGGACGACTTTGAACTATTTTCCAAAGAACAAATTAGAATTATTACAAAGAATGCTAGCCAAGGCTTTGTTCCTTTCGAGTTTAATGAAGCACAAATCATAATTAATACAAAATTAGAAGAACAGCTCAAAGAAACTGGTAAAGTCAGAGCAATTGTACTCAAAGCGCGGCAGCAAGGCATCAGTACTTACTGTGCTGCTAGAGTATTTTGGAAGACATTCTTTACCCCCTATACTAGATCAGTAGTTATGGCACATGATAGTGCTACTTCTGATGCTCTTTTCAACATGAGTCGTAATATTATTGACAATATGGAAGAGCCACCAACGCTTAACAAGTCTAATGCCAAGGAAATCTTATTTGAACACAATAAAAGTGGTTACAGACTGTATACAGCAGGTGCTAAAGAAGCTGGACGCGGTACAACTCCTACTATTGCACACTTATCTGAAGTAGGTTTCTGGCAATTTGACGAACAAATACTTGCTGGCCTATTCCAAGGCATTAGTCAGGAAGATGGTACAGAAGTAATACTGGAAAGCACCGCAAATGGAGCTTCGGGGGAGTTTTATCGGCTGTATCAGGGCGCTATGAGAGGTGAAAATGAGTATATTCCAATATTTTTACCTTGGTTTATTACCAAAGAATATCGCAGATCTGCACCTGAAGACATGGAACTCACGGAAGAAGAATGGGAACTGTTAGAACGACACGATTTAGACAACGATCAACTTTATTGGCGACGTTTAAAAATAGCAGAGTCGGGGGAACGAAAGTTTAAACAAGAATACCCTGCAACTCCTGAAGAAGCTTTTTTAGTAACTGGTAATTCAGTGTTTGATCAAGAAATTATTAACGGTATACAAGTAAAAGCTCCAGAGTATATAAGACACTTTGACGAAACGAGTAAATACTTTGAAGATGCTAGGGAAGGCCACCTTGAAATGTGGATTCCACCAAACTTTGACGATAGATTTATTATTGGTGCAGATGTGGCGCTAGGTGTAGGGCAAGATTACAGTACAGCTGTAGTATTAAATAAAGAGAGGCAAGTTTGTGCGCTATTTAGAGATAACTTCACGGATCCTAGTAATTTTGGCGATATTTTATTCTATCTGGGCAGATACTTCAACAATGCTTTACTAGCAGTAGAGAGTAATAGTCTAGGAATTGCTACTCTTAATAGATTAAAGCAAATGAATTACATTAATCTCTATTATCAGACTAAAGCAGCTAGTCTTCTTGACGATGAAGGTGGTAAACCTGGGTTTAGAACTACCGTAGGAACTAAATCTATGATTATCGGCAACTTAAAACGAGCTGTTGAAGAGGCAGATATAGAAATACTTAGTGATATTATTGTCGGAGAATTAAGAACTTATGTCTCAGCAGACAACGGGTCCACTAATGCCCTCGCAGGAAACTATGATGATACTGTTATGGCTCTTGCAATTGCATTCGAAGCCTACAGAACACATCAACACAGATTAACAGATGATAAAGTATCATGGCGAGACAAACTAGGCTCGTTTGAACAGGAGAACACACAATGGCTATAAGGGGTGATGAAAACCATCCAGGTTTAAAGAATCTTGTCTCTATAAAAGATTCTGAAATGGCTGATGAGTGGCGTAAACGAGGACTAGAGGTGCGCCGAAAGAATAAAGAAAAGCGCGAATTGGCTAAACAAACAATAATGGCTATGAAAGAGTTAGGTGATGAAGCACCTGACGCTATTCAAGCACTCAACTATGTATTAGTACAAGCAATGGAAGATGGCGATACTGATCAAATTGTAAAGGTTGCCAGTATACTTGCTGAATATCAAGCACCAAAGCTTTCTAGACAAGATGTTACACAAACAAATCTTGATGCGGCAGACTTAACAGACGAAGAATTAGAGGAAGAGCTTTCTAAGCTTACTCTTCAGTGATCTACCGTTGTCCTCACCTAGTCAGGGCTGCTAGGGGTAGTAGAAAGCCCACTTATCGAAGTCCTGTAGTAAGCTATATTGATAACGAAACTTGGGAAGGAATGAAAAATGAGTACAATGAAAGGGCCACTCGCCGCAAAAAAGAAAAAGAAAAGTACGGTAAACAGTTCAGGGAACTACACGAAACCAGGACTTAGGAAAGCTATTTATCAGCGAATACTCGCAGGTAATAAAGGTGGAAAGCCTGGACAAATCAGTGCTAGAAAGATGCAAATGGTAGCCAAAGAATACAAAGCCAAAGGTGGAGGCTATACGTCATAATGGGTCTTACAGCACAACAAA